AGATGTTTATACTGGTGCTTTAAATTTACTACCAGCAGGATATTGGAAATATGAAGCATATGAAGTAAGCTGGACTGGTGCAGTAGCAATAAGTGCAGGAAACGCACCTGTAACAGAAACAGATGTATTACCAGTAGGACCTACACATGGTGTTGTGCAGGGATTAGTAGCAATTGGAAAAATGTATGTAGCAGAAAAAGCAGGAACAGAAGAAGTACAATATATACAAAACACACCAACACCTACAACAAATTACGTATATTACGGACAATAAAAAAATAAAAAATGGCAACAATAGAAAACGTACAACAATTATTATCAGAACAACTAGGTAAAGGCACAATTGAAATATTTGATAGTGAAGATGGGGCGCAAACAAGCAAAGATTTTTATGCTGTTTATTTTCCTACTACAGCTGTTATATCAGCAATAACAGTAGCAGATGCAACAGGTGAAAGTGCTTTACTTAGCACCATGCCAGCAGGAACAACTTTAATAATGAATATTACAGCAATAACAATTACATCTGGTATAGGTGTAGGTTATGTAGAATAAAATGCTTGGATTAAAACTTGGACATAGCATAACAGGACTTGGTAAAACAGGTCAAAATATTTATGCATTATCTTTTAATGGTACTGATGAATCTGTTACCGTTAATGGAATTAACAGTGATATAAGTGTTACTACTGGTACAATATCAGCATGGGTTAAATTTAACGCTATGAGTGGAAACGGTATTATACTAAAGGCACAAAATGATAGTAATAATAATATCAATTTACATTATAATAATTCTAATAGTGAAGTTAGGTTAATATATAAAGCTGGCGGCACATCTGTTACTGCTGCAATAACTGATGCAGTAGAAAACGATGGTAAATGGCACCATATTATGGGTACATGGAATGTATCAGCAAATCAAGTAAAAATATATTTAGATGGAGTGTTAAAACAAACATCAACTGGGGTTGGTACTTGGTCAGGTTCAATAGGTGCAACTAGTATAGGTAATAATACAGCAGGTGGGGCGTTTATTAATGCTTATATTTGTGAAGTATCAGTATTTACATCTGTTGTACCCATTGCTAATATATTTAAAGCAAATCATGAACCAATAAATGTAACAGGAATGGCAGGATTAATAGGATATTGGCGTTTTGATGATGGTACTGGAGAAACAGCAATAGATAGTTCAGGAAAAGGTGAAACAGGTACACTAGTAAACACACCAACATGGATAACAGACGTACCATATAAAGCAGGATAAAAATGAAATATGTAATAATATTAGCAGAAGATGTATCAAATATAGATTTTAACCAGGTGTTAGAAACATCTGAAGATACATTAAGGTTTTCTTTAAATAGGCATGAAGCACTTGTTAAATTTGAAGGTTCAACACCTACTTTTTTAATTGGCAAAGTACAACATGATTATGATGGTATTATGGATATTTTAAGTGGTTCTAACTGGACATCTGAAGAAATAATTTAATTATGAAAGACACAATACTAAGCATAGATTTATCAACACAAACAGCACCAATAGTGCAAGAAGTACGTGGTAGAGATTATATAGAATATGGAACAGATGACTGGCGTAATTTATACCCACAGTTTTTAATAGACTTATATTATAATTCTAGTACAAATGCTGCTATTATAAATGCAACTGCTGAAATGATAGCAGGAGAGGATCTAATAATAGATGAAGATGCAGATAATTTAGATACTTATGTTAAGCTAAAGCAGTTTATGGCGCATGTTAATGGTAAAGAATCTATGCATGAATTAGTTAAAAAAATATCTTTTGATTTTAAATTACAAGGTGCTTATGCAATTCATGTTATTTGGAACAATGCAAGAACTGAAATATCTGAACTGTACCACGTGCCTTGTGAACGTGTTAGAGCTGGTAAACCAAATGCAATGGGTGTTGTAGATACTTACTATATAAGTGCAGATTGGTCAAATACAAGAGTTAATAAACCATACCCAATAAAAGCGTTTAATGTAAATGACAGGACTTCACCTAGTCAATTATTGTATACAGGTTTGTATTCACCAAATATGGACATATACCATACACCAGATTATTTAGCAGGTTGTAATTGGGCTTTAATTGACCAGAAGGTTGCAGAATTTCATTTAAATAATATAAGTAATTCATTTTCAGGTAGTTATCTATTTAGTTTTAATAATGGTATACCAACAGAAGAAGAACGCAGGCAAGTAGAACAAAGTTTAAAACAAAAATTTACAGGTTCTAGCAATGCAGGAAAATTTGTATTAGCTTTTTCAGAAGATAGAAACCGCGCACCAGAAGTAACACCATTAAATACAGCAGATTTAGACAAACAATATTTAGCACTACAAGAATTATTATTAACTAACATTTGTGCTGCACATAGAGTAACATCTAAGACATTAATGGGTATTGATTCTGCTAATGGATTTAGTTCAAATGCTGATGAACTTTTAAACGCTTCAAATTTCTATCAGAACACCGTTGTAAGACCTTTTCAGCATAATATACTTAAAACACTTAAAACGCTCTTAGAAGTCAACAGAATGGCTTTACCGCTTGAATTTATACAATTAAAACCAATTACAATACAATTTGATTCAGAAACTATACGTGAAGTTACCACAAGAGATGAAATACGTGAATCAATTGGTTTAGCACCATTAGATAGTGATGAAGATGTAGTTGATGATTATAGCAAGGTAGGCATGTTAGATGGCAATCCAATTTATAGTACTAAAGAAGAAGCAATAGCACAAGCAGAAAAAATGGGTTGTAGTGGTTACCATGAACATGAATATGAAGGTAATACTGTTTATATGCCTTGTGAAAATCATGAACAAATAAATAATCTAGGTAAATGCGAATGTAAAAAAGGACCTTTAGAAACATTTTCAGATAAAACAGAATTAGATAAATTTTTAGAAACAGTTGAAGATATACCAGAAGACTGGGAACTAATTGAAGAAGAAGTAGTTGATGGTGAACACCAAGATTTTAATTTTGAAGAAACATTAAATAAAGCTACACATAATAAAGTAGAATTAGCAACCACAGGTAAAGCAATACCAGATGCCAAAAGTGAACAAGATGGTATATCTAAAAAAACTTATGATTATTTTAGGGTTCGTTATGTTTATACTGAAGATAATTTT